CGCCAGCGTGCTCCACAGCTTGCTGTCGGCCGCTTTGATGTACAGCGATTGGCCCGCCGTGATCGTCTCGCCTGCGATGCCCTGCCGCACAGATGCGTCGGCACCTACCAGTACGCTCGTTGCCGTGATGGTCAGATCAGCCATGTACTCTGCTCCTATGCCGATTGGTGCGCCGTGACCGTGAACACGCCGACGAACTCACGTACGACGATGTTGTTAATCGTGTCTTTCATCACGACGCCATTCTGAAACGCCACGATGGCCGTCGGATACCCATCAACCGTCAACGGCTTCCCGTCGAGTTCCGACTTGATCAGGTTCATGATCAGCAACACCTCTGAATCGCCCCTGAAATTACTGACCGCCCTGACCCTGACTGACGCCACCCCGCCCCAATGCGGACTATCGACAGTGCCACCCATCGTGTTGAACGGGGTTTCATCCCCAGCCTCGACCAGCACGTACTTGGCGAGTCCAGCCGACGGCTGATCCGAGATGTTCGCCGGAGGCACCACCGCCGTCAGCGCTGGCGAGGCCTTCAGCTTCGCCAAGATGGCGGCGTGAACCGGTCCCAGTGCCAGCGTGCTGGCCATCAGTCGAGTCCTCCGAGCGCCCCATTGATCGCCGCCTCTGTCCTGGCAACGTGCTCCCGCTCTTCAGAGTCTGCCGCCGGTTTCATGTACGGCACCGCGTCGATGTCCTTCGTCTTAAAACCGTACTCGTACCAGACGCCGTACACCGATGGGTTTTGATGCGCGCTGTTCCCGCCTCGCATCGTCAACGTCACGTTGTCGAGACCCACGCGCCAACTCAGCCCTCTGCCGGACACCTGAATCGACCGGATCAGATCGCCCTTATCCCTCGGCGCCTTGGCTCGAGCCGCGCGCTGCACATTTCGGGCGGTCTGCTCGCACGCTCGACTGACGCGCGCCTTGATGTTCTCGCCGCCACGCTCCAGCGCATCCTGCAGGCCGCGAGCGCCGTCTAACTTAAAGCTCGCCTTCACTGCAACTGCTCCGTGACGTAGACATCCAGCCACTTGCCTTCGCCGGTCTCGTCGCCGTAGCTCACCACTTGGTACTTCTTCCCCTCGTACCGACCGTGAGCATAGAGCCGCATGTCGGCCCGCAGGTCAGACCGGAACGGCATAGTGATCACCGAGGCATTGACCGATACCTGCGTGCCGAACCGCAACAGCTCGTTGCCGCCTGCACTGCGAATCTGGCACGGAATAAACGGTACGGCCGTCTCGTAGCCGTCACCGCTGGTCCCTGACGGCACCTGCAGATCGACTGCATGGCGCAACTTCCCGAGGTCCAGTGCATCCGTTCTCGCCATCAGGCAATCACCGGATCCTTATGGCCAGCCAGCAGCCGATCCACCTCCTGCCACACGCGGCTGGTGTCGTCCTTGCTATCGCCTCGGTTCATCCAGAGATGCGCCAGGACGATCATCACCCCGGCCTGGACAGACGCCGGCACGTTCTCGAGCGTCCACGTCGGCGTGACGAGCCGCCAATACGCCGTGCCGTTGCACCGCTCCAGCACCAAGGCTGTCGCTTGGTCCGCCTTCTGCTGGATGGCCGCGTCGTTCTCATGGCTGTCCAACGGCTCGCGAAGGTGTTCCTTCGCGTTGGACAAGCTAACCAGCGCCATTGATCTTCACCACCGGTACCGTTGGGGCATTAAGACCGTCCTTGCCATCGCGGCCGCGCTTGACCATCAGCCGCCACGCCTTCGAGCCTTCGCCGGGTTTCGTCGTCGTCGGCTCGTTGCAATGCCAGCACGATCCGCCCGACGTCACCATCTGGCCGACGTCGTACGACTTGCCGTCCTGATAGAAACCTTCGTACGACAGACCAGCCGTCCCATCCTTGCCGTTGACGCCGTCGCGTCCCGGTGGTCCCTGCTCCCCAGGAGGACCAGCGACAGGCGGTCTCGACTCCAGCACCGCCACTCGCTCGCGCAGCGCTGAGTTCTCACGCAGCTCAAACTTCAACTCAGCCTTGAGATCGCCGATCTCTTTGCGCAGTTCAACGACCGCCATGTCGGTGGGACTTGGCCCTTCGGTGCGAGCTTCCAGTGACTTGATGCGGTCCCGGAGATCGTCAATGCCAGCCTCCGGCGGCAGTGCGAGCACCGGCTGCATGGACTTAGCCTCAACCGCCGCGACCCGCTCGCGCATGTAGTTGAAATCAGCCACCCGCGCTTCAGTCGCCGCGACACGCTCGAGAATCGGCGCGAGGTCAACCTCGACAGGCTCAGGCGGCACGACCGGAACCGGTACCGGCTGGCTCGCCTTCGTCTCCACGACCACCAGCCGATCCCGAACATCGCGCAGCGATTCCAGCCGCGCCTCGGCGCCGGCCATCCGCTCAAGCAGCGGCGTCAGGTCAGGAATCTCCGGCACATCGAAAGTGGGCAGCGGCCGATCCGCCTTCGTCTCCACCACCGCCAGCCGCTCGCGCATCGCTTCGACCGAGCCGATCTGCGCCTTGACTGCCGCGATCTCGTCCTGCACTGGCGTCAGGTCTGGCGCCTCCGGCAGCACCGGCAGCGGGACAGGCTGTGCGGCCTTCGTCTCGACCACCACCACCCGTTCACGGAGCGCATCGACGCCTGCGATCTTTTCTTTCAGCGCCGCCACGTCAGCCTGGATGGGAGACAACGACGCCTTGATCAGTAGGACCACCTGATCCGCCAACGCTTTGAGGTCAGGCATAGATCAAGGCCTCATCTACAGCTTTCGAATGGAGCAACGCGCCAAAACTCGCGGCCACTTCTTCGGCGTCGTCCTCTTCATCCGGGGCGACAGGCTGCGCGGCCGGCGCTGGTTCTGGCTTCGCAAAGGGATCATTCGCATCGCGTTTTGCTAGAGCGGCTAACGAGTAGTACTGCTGCTGCACCATCGGCGAATCGCCGCCGGCCACCGGACCGAGTGCGTAGTACCGCTTCCGGGCTTCGTTCGGCGACATGCCGCCTGATCCGATCCCATCCTGAGCCGCCTTGGCTTTTGCCTCGGCATCCATCCAGATCAGATCGTCAGGGTCAAACTCCGTCCCGTAGCTGTTCTGGAACTGCTTACCCAGGCCCAGCCCTTCATCCAGCGACAATTCCATCTGGAACCAATGCGACTGCAGCGCACCAGAGTAGTACTTCTGGATCACCGGTTCGATGTTGGCGTACGGCGGCGGCGGACCGATGTTGACGATGTACGGATCGACGCCGTACGTCGAGCACACCACGCGCGCCGTCATCTCCAGCTGCTCGACCAGTTGCAGATCCACGGCATTCCACGCCATGCCCTCGTACTTCAACCCGTCACCGAGCACCGCCACTTTGCCTACATTGTCGCCGGTAAAATTCGTATCCCAGTATTCCTTCAGCCGCTGCGCCGTCTCATCGTTGATGATCCCTGGCGCCGTCAGTACACCACCCGGAATAGAGCCGTTGGAGAACAGCTTGCTGGAATTGTTCTGGATCGCCAGCCCCTGCCGCGCCGCCAACGCGCACGCGAAGATCGGCGAGAGGCCAACCAGCGGATGAAACAGGCAATTCATCCGATCGTGGATAATCTCGCTGGCCGGTACAGTGACCACCTCTTGTGGAAGTCCACTGAGATCGTCCCGCTTCAACTCGTAGTAGACCGCGCCATCCTGCGACACCAGCGGCGTCACCCGGAGCGGATCCAGCACGTACATCGACGTCACCACCCGCCGTTGGTCCCTAGCCTTTAGCACGTACGTATTACCGCTATTGAGCTTCGAAGCGGTCCACGTCTCTTTGAACTGCGCCGCATTCTGATACCGGTTCGGCTTCCGCAGCACTGGCGAATACGCGGGATTCTCCACCGGATTCCAGATGCCGTTGCTGTCTTCCTCGACCAACCGCAACGCCACCTTCCCGGTGTCGTTCATGATGCGAGTGGTACAGGCGAAGACGGCGCTGAAGGACAACGCCGTATCCATCCTGATCTCTTCGTTGCGCTGCCACGCCCCGGTATAAGGCTCCCGAATCGACAGAGGCCACCAGCCCCCGCGCCCGCTCAGCGGCTGCAAGGGGATCTGCTTCTGCGCCAACTGCAGATCCGTGGTACGCCCGATCGTCCAGGGTCCGATCTGCACCTACTTGGCCTTCCGCCCCCGCTTGCGCTTCGGTGCGTCGACGTCGCCGTTCTTCAGCGGCTTTGGCAACGCATCCGGATCATCCACGACATCCGGATTCAGATCCTGACGCGGCCCCGGATCCTGGTTGTACTCCTGCTTGAAACCCGTCACTCC